AATAGTTTTCGCCCATCTCTATTGCTTCTTTGATAGCGTCTTCTCTAAAGAATGGTCTATTGCGTAATGCACGTAGCTGGGATCTTGTAAGTTTATGTCGCTCTATTACGTAGTCACAGTCCTCTATCGTACTTGCATCTGGGTCAGGGTAGAAGTTCCACCCAGATACGTAGGATATTTTAGGCACTGTCTTAACTGTAGGATCGTACTCGCCATCGTCTGTCCAGTTAGGATACTCTTTTGTCGTAGCAAATGGGCCTTTTAGTACACCAGTACCAAATAATGCACACTCAAACGCTGCGTTTCGTAGGTGTTTGGTAGCGTCTGACTCTTCTAGCTGGTCTTTAATCTGCTTCTCCATCATCTTTGCAGCAACCATTGCAGGATGAAAGTTGACAGAAGATTGCGTTATACCAAAGCCCTCTTTCAATGTATCTACATCTTCTAGGGCATCCTGTAGTGGGCCTAGCTTTTCTTCTAGGTCTTGTAATGCCGTAGCTCCGGGGGGTAATACTCTACCATCTCCCTCGTAGCCATATAAGTCTTTTGGCATCTCGCCCGTTTCTACGTCTGCTGGGGCGTTAGGATCAAAGTGTACTGTCTCAGCTACACCTTCTGGTAAGGTAGTAGGCTCTACTGATAGCGGAAACTCGTTGTTTGCAAGTAGTACGTCTACGATTTGGCTATACGCTGCAAGTACTTTTGTCTTTGTTACTTTAATAAACACACGGGATTTCTCAGTCTCCGTAAACTGTACGTCAGAACTGTATACACCCCTGTAGTTCTTATATGCCCTGATCCAGTTGTTTTCTTCTGTGTATCGTGCATCTTCAGCCCTAGTAAACTGCTTCTGTATGTAGTCAGTTAGTCCAGTTACGCCTTCATCTGACTCATCATTCTCTAGGAATGCGCTATCACTGTCTTCTATAAACTCTGAATCGTAAGCCATATTTTACCTTTCAATATCCGAATGTAGCATCAGCAGGTTCAAATCTATGTTTAGGCGAAGTTGCCGTACCCATATCAAATATGTTGCGAGGTACGGGTCTAGACTGTATTCCGTACCTTAGTGCATCATATAGATGATCCTCTGCATGAGTATCTACATCCTCTGGATTTCTTTTATCCAATGGTATTATTGGTAGTTGAGATATTAAATTTGTACACGTATTGAATATCTGTATACCGGGCATATCTGTATCTTCATCTACTGATAATAGCCTGTGTACTTCATTCTTTCCGCTAACTCTACTACCCTTACTTCTGTCGGAGGGTCTAAATCTACACCCTTCCATTATCATTTGCTCTGCTAGGCTAGGCCCCGTATCGCCTCGTTTGTGCCAACATGAGGAGTCAAGTACCCCATACGATATTGTGCCATCCTCGCTCTCTAAATTTAGTATCAGCCTCGCTAACTCTATCGCCAATACTTTACGAACATACAACTCCCTGTATACAACCAGTGTATCATCTGGCGTAACAGCAAACCACAAAACAGCAGAGTAAGAGCCATAACCATAATCACACGCCCTAAATTTTCTCCAGTTACTAGGTACTTTATAAGGCGTAGTTACGTGTATACTTCTGTCAAACTCTGAGAAGGCTGCACCTTCTGCTATATCCCAACTTCCATATAGTAGCTGTTTTCGCTGTACTTCTGGCAAAGACAGTAACATTGTTTCGTAATCACCCGTATTGTACAAGTACGGATTATCTTTTAAACTAGCAGGTATAAATCGCCTCTGGAATAGAGGATCGCCCTCCCTGCTATGTCCTTTCGGATACCTTAACACTTCTTTAGTATCTAAATCCCTAGCCCAGAACGACTTGTTAGGCGTGGCAGGATCTATAAACATTTTCTTAACCCACGAATGGCCGGGGCCACCGGGGTTTGTTGTCGCTCTCATAGACACTTGTATATTGGGATTAATAGATCTTAATCTCGACCTGAGATAATCCCACGGAAACGATGTAGGGTATTGCGTAAGCTCGTCAAAACCCACGTAGGAAAAACTTTGACCTTGGTAACGTAGAACGTCTTTATCTTGTTCCAAGTACGTGAGCCATATCCTAGCACCCGATGGAAAAGTCCACTGACTTTTTCTTTCAGACCACTTAGCCCCCGGATAAAACTTTGGATAGATTTCTGTAGACTTATGGATAAGCTCCCTAAGTTCATCATTAGTTCTCCTGAGTATTAGTGCGCTATGCTCTGCATAATCACAATATCTAAGAGGGTCTATCAGTAGTGCAAAACTCTTTCCACCACCTGCTGCCCCTCCGTATAGCACCTCCCTTTCTGGTGCATTTATAAAACTTTCCTGTGGGCCTTTGTTTATCTGTATTCGATTAGAATCGTAATCCTGTTCTACAGGCTCCTCAACCTTGAGAGGATAAGAGTCCGTCTGCCCAACTGGTGTCGATTGGCTCTCCTCTTTTTTCGTTTGGCGTATAGAGGATTTTGTCTTGGATACTCTTTTCTTTTTCGGCGTACTCTTTCGCCTTGGAGGCGTAATGTCTGTACGATTTGACTGCATTCTGTCTATCTCTTTCCTTAGTCATTAGTTTATGTAGGGCCTGATACGTTATGCTTCTTCCTGTCCTAGCAGATAACCATCTAGCTACCTCCCTATAGCTACAGGACTTTAGGTATTCCTTTGCCTCTACTAATGCATTTAATTCTTCTTCTACGGGTAGCAGTGTAGTATTGTCTGCTGGGTTTGCCTTATACCCAAATGGTATCTGTCGGCTCTTACGTACTACGGGCCTCCACGTATTAATTTCTTCTGAGGGCATCGTCATCATCGTCCTCATCATATGTAGGTTCTGCCTTTGGGGGAAAGATTAATAAACTGGGGGCATCCGTCTTTACAGTTATGCGCTCTGTTTTGACAATGCCTGTGCGGTCTAGGATCTCACGGGACGCTGCTATACGATCCCTGTTACCTAAAGCGGTAGGGTCAGTCAGTACGCCTGTCATAGCCATAGCTGCCATAGGGCCATTCGCCGCAAGGTACATCTGTGTCCTGTCTATGATCTGATCCTGTAATGTTCTTAGTACGGAGCTAGTCTTAGTGTTTGCGCTATACCCTGCTATCCTCATGGCCTCACGTAAGTTACCGTTGGCCTCATCAAATAAACAGTCTAAGAATACTTCCTGTCTATCTGTTAGTTCTTTTTTTATTGCCATTCATTCTTGCCTTTTTCATATCAGAAAAGGGGGCAGCCCTCTTCTTACTAGTAGTAGCTGTTGGTGTTGCTTTAGTGCTTTTACTTTTACGTGCCTTATTTTCTTGTACGATGCGACTAATACGCTTCTTCTGCTCTGGAGTTATTGCACCCCCATGACCCATTCGCTTTACCTGACCACCCCTTCTCAGGTTCTGGTAGTTCTGTGGCATATCAGTAATGAACGGATCGTCCTCTGGTATATCTTCAAAGCGTATGTTCCTGCCTACTATCCTGCTTACTAGTTTCTCTAGGGCGTTCATATCTTGATCGTCATCTACATTTTTTAAATTAGCCTCTCTATTAACCCTTGCATTTGCTGTTAATTCTTCTACTCTTTGGTTTGAGGGTGATGATAATCTACTTTTAAATCTAGATCTATCTGTTTGTCGTGGTTCGTCTTCAAAAGAGTCATCACCAGCACCTAACCCTCCAAATTGTTTATAACCAAATTTTGGATTTTTTAATCTATCTAAAGCCTGTCGTTTTAATAATTCATTGTCAGTAGGTGTACCCCCAGTAGAGGACTCTCTCTTCACTCTGCTTTTATCTTTTTGCCGAGAAGGTATTCGAGTCGGACTCTTACTGGAGGTAGTAGGTCTTTTAAAATTTTGGTTATCGGGTTCTCCCATATCACCCATAGGATCTCTATATCTTGATAAAGATAATCCTGTTGCTGTATCTCTCAAAGAAGGCACTGACTGTGCAGAAGGGTCAATACCTAACTGAGTTTCTATTTTTCGTATTTCATTATTTATTTTAGAAAGTTCTGTTAGAGATAAATCTCTTCCAGTGAGTTTTCTATGTTGAATTTTTTTATTAAAAAGATTTTCTAAATCTCTTCTAAGTTTATCTCTTTTTTCTCTAGTTAATCCTGTAAACTCACCTTGTGCCATATTTATTTCCCACTACTATATAAGAGAAGGAGCAGTAGGTAAAGTATAAGCCTTCCCCCTACTGCCCTATTACATTCACAGTCCTAGACCACATCATACCTCGCAAGAATACGTATAGCTAGGCAGAATCGCTCTCGTCTATTGTACTTTTTAGCATACCTACGTAGTCAGTATACCCTTCCAAGTTTAGTGCCTCACACGCCTCTCCAAGCGTTATGTCAGGAAACTTCTCTTTTAGTTTTACCCAGATATAATATTCATCGCTACTGGGTAAGGCCACCGGGTCTATTAGTAACCCTGTCTCTAAGGTCTTGTAAAACCTCTCTAAAAGCATAATTCCTGAATCTTTATATAGTTGTACTGATTTAGATCTCTTTGTCAAGTTATTTTTTATCACAGATACCTCCTTTTTTAATTGACAAGCGCAGTAAAGTATGTTATAACTACGTTATCGTATCGCGGGGGGTAAATATATATATACTACTTACCCACTCCTACTATAGTATATATTATTATATCAGATAATCCGCGATATGTCTACGAATTATTGTAGGCCGTGTGGGTGTCTAGTAATATGTCGCAAAGTGGTTGACACCCTATTTACCCTATCCGTTGCACATATGGTATATACCCACCCAGAGGGGGGTGGTGGCCCTAGCGTACGTATCGTATATAATAAAAAAAAAAATAACCTCCCTCCCCCTATGTAAAACCTACATAATTTATTCTATTTATTAATTATTCTATAAGCTAGTTAAGTTATAATAGAGCTATGTGTTTAATGCATAGGTTAGATGCTGTTGATATAACGTAGTTAGGTTATGTTTTTATAGTATACCCCTATTGATAGTGTGTCGTTTTATATGGCGCGGGTTAATTACCCCACTAAAAT